TAAAACTATTATAGAAAACACTATTATATGACACATTATATATAATGACGCATTATTATATAGTGCTAAGAAAGTCTTAAAAAAGTAAAATTACAAAGTTACAAAGTTACATCGTTAAAAATCAACAAGTTACAAACGTATAAAAAATTACAAATCACATGAAATTAGAAAATATTATAAAAAAGAGCTTGAAACAACTAACGGAATTAAGCGAAAACGAAATACAAAATCAAATAATTGACTGGTCCAGAGCAAATAAAATTTTAGCAATTGTAGTTCCAAACGAACTAGCAAGGAATAATAAAAGTGTAAAGATTGAAAAAGGTTGTTCAGACTTAATTGTTTGTCTTTTTGGATTTACAATTTACGTTGAATTAAAAAGTTATTGTGGCACACAAAGTCAAGATCAAATTGAATTTCAATTAAAAGTTGAGGCACTAGGACATAAATATTATATTTGTCGGTCTTTAGATGAGTTTAAAACAATAGTATTAATAAAATGTTAAATAATAAATACAAACAAATAATATTAACTATCTTAGCAAAATGGAAAATATAAACATATACGGTATTACACGTAAAAAGACAAAAAGCAAAATAGACGTTTTAAAAGACTTTATTAACGAGTTTGATACTTATAACGCTAAAGAGCTTTCTATTGCCTTAAACACGCCTGTATTAAAGCTAATAAGCGAAATAGATAGTATTCAAGGTTTAAGCTGGATGACAATATCGCAAAAAGTTTACAGATTGCTAGCAAAGGGATATAGTAAAGAGGAAATAAATTTAACTTTGAACATAAAACTAATATGAAACTAAAAGAAGTAAAAAAGCATTTTAAAAATGCAAAAGACATAGTAACTTTTGGCTACGGAATTTATGGAATAGTCGCGCCGTTTTATAATCGTAAAGGAAATATTTTTGATTTTAATGGATGGTCTTTATGGCATAAAGATTTTGGATTTGCTGAAATAATTTCTTATAAAAAACCTAAATTTGAATATGGTGATAAAGTAGTGGCTAGTGATTACAAAGATTTTAGTATTTCTGTAAATTGTAGATACGCTTGTAAAAATTTATTTAATAGATACGTAGTATTTACTGATTATGATTATGATTATGCTTTTGTTTATAAATATATTAAAAAAACAATATGAAACTAAAATAAGTAAAAAAGCATTTTAAAAATGCAAAAGAGGTAAGGTGTTTGAATGATGGAAAGATTTATGAATTAGGCAAAATTAAAATTAATAAGGCAGTATTTACATATTTTAATGTTTTTGTAGTTTATGATAAATCTAAAAAAATTGCAGTAAAACTAAGTGATAATAATCAATTTGCTGAAATAATTTCTTATAAAAAACCTAAATTTAAATATTTAGAAAAAGTAATTGTTAATTTTTGGCAATTGTAGATACGCTTGTAAAAATTTATTAAAAGGATACCTTATGTTTAATGATTATGATTTTTATGTTTATAAATATATTAAAAAAATAAAATAATGGCAAAGAACGGTAACATACACCCAACAAGAATATTTAAAAATCCAGACGAATTAGAACACGCTTTTCAGCTTTATAAAGACGATTTACTATTGCAGGCTAAAGAATGGCAAAAAGTTCAGTATGTAGGCAAAGAAGGTCAACGAATGAGCGATGATATAAAGTTGCCTTATACGTTAGATGGTTTTGAGGTTTTTTGTTATAAAAATTATGGAACAGTTGAGGATTATTTCAAAAACAAAGATGGTTATTACACCGACTTCTCCCCTATCTGTACGTACATTAGAAAAGAAATAAGAGCCAATCAAATTACAGGAGGTATGGCAGGATTGTTTAATCCTAGCATTACGCAGCGATTAAATAACTTAGTAGAAAAAATTGAGGAGATAGTTCCTGAGAAGCCTAAAAGAATAAATATTAAAATTAAACGAGATGAAAATTAAAGAACATCATTTAATGACGATTGAAGATATTTTTGATATAGCTACTGAAGATAATTTTGTAGACTTAATGTATGATATATCGGATGTTGTAGCTTTTTATATTAATATGAAAAAAGTATGTCGTAAAAAAGAATACAAAAGTTTAAAACATAGAGGTATTATTTGGAAGAATGATGGAATATCTGGAATGACATCGGTAGAATTAAACGGTAAAATATTAAAAAGAGATGAAAATAATAATTCTTAAGCGGTCGATACTCTTTATAGACTTGGATTTAAAAGCTGACAAGTGCAAGTGTTTCTTTTTATTTTTTATTAGTTGGAATATAATTAAAGACAATTATCAAGATTTTAATTTTAATAAAACAAACATGAAACAGATTAAACAATTCTACGTAAATTTGGCTTATGATTGGAATAGAAAGTATAGACTTTGATGGAGGAATATTTAATGAATTGTATCATGAAATAGATAATGCATTTAATAATGAATTAGTACGTTTTATATTTATCTATGGCGGCTCATCAAGCGGTAAAACTTATAGCTATGTTCAAAAAACTATTGTCTTTATGCTAGAAAATAGCAACAATAATAGTTTAATTTTTAGAAAGTTTAGCACCGACATACAAGGCTCTATATTTGAAGATTTTAAAAGTATAATTAGCGACTGGGGTTTAAACGAATACTTTAAAATACAAAAGCATTACATTGAATGTTTGGAAACAGGTTCTTATGTTAGGTTTAAGGGCTTAGATGACAGCGAGAAAATAAAAGGTTTAAGCGGAATAAAAAAGATATGTTTAGAAGAGTTTAGTCAATACGATATGACTGATTTTAAGCAAGTAAAAAAACGTTTACGAGGATTAAAAGGGCAACAGATAATCGGAATATTTAATCCAGTTAGCGAATTGTCATTTATAAAAACACAAATATTTGATGTTGAAAAATTTACAGATGTTAAAAGTAAAATCACAAGTCATCAGGTTAATGACAGTGGCGACATGGTTATTCTTCGCACTTGCTATCTTGATAACATTTGGATTGTGGGTGATAAAAAAGGTGGAGGTTTTATTGACGTTCATGTTATAGCTGATTTTGAAAGAGACAAGATTAACGACATAAATTATTATAACATTTATGCGTTAGGCAAATGGGGTAAATTGCGTACCGGTGGCGAGTTCCTAAAACAATTTAAAAGCGATAAGCATGTAGGTAACTACCCCTACGATCCTAATTTACCTTTACACATATCTTTTGATGAAAACGTGTTACCTTATCTTACTTGCAATGTTTTTCAGTTGTCAAATAATGTTTTACGACAAATAGATGAAATCATGCTTAAAGACCCGCTTAACACTTTAAAAGATACTTGCGATGAGTTTATTAAGCGGTATGGCAAAAATAAAGAGGGCTTGTTTGTTTACGGAGATGCAACTAGCAAAAAGCAAGATACCAAAATACAAAAAGGTCAAAACTTTTACTTATTAATAAAAGGATATTTAAAAAATAGTCATCCTACATTTAGAGTGCCTCCTAGCAATCCATCAGTAATAATGTCAAGAGGATTTACAAACGAGGTACTATTAGGTAGCATAGAGGCATTAAAATTAGTTTTTGATAGTAGATGCAGAAACAGTATAAACGATTACCAATACTGCACCGAGAATGAGGAAGGCAAAGTAAATAAAAAAGTTGTTAAAGATAAAGTAACAGGGCAATCTTACCAAGAATACGGGCACGCATGCGATACGTTAAGATATATTTTAACAAGAATGTTTGTCGATAAATATAAAAAATACATGAAAGGATGAAAATAGAAACAAAATTTAACTTATCAGAAATTGTGTATCTGATAACGGACAACGAACAATTAGAGAGAATTATTACTGGAATTACAATTTCTCATAATCAAATAATTTATAGACTAGCTTGTAGTATTGTTGAAAGTTGGCACTATGATTTTGAATTTGTAAAAGAAAAAACCTTTAAATTATAAAAGGATGATTTTAGGAATAACACTAAACAAATTTGCTAAACTAAAAAATCAAGGGCAAAACATAAAGTTTGCATTTTGGATTAATTATTTACTTAATAAAAAGTCATCTTATAAATTTAAAACTAAAGATATACAAAACTTAACATTTGATCAGTATACAGATTTAGAGATATTTTTAGAAGCAGAAGGTTTTAAAGAATTTTGTAGTATCTTTGTTGTAAAAAAATGGTATCAAATAATTTACGTTCATAATTTAGAATTAATCATGTTAGATTATTCAGCGCAAAAAACAGCGCATTACGAACTAAATGATTTTATTTTTAATCCTCCTATATACGGAGAGGAAGGCAGCGAGACAATCGGCTCTGAAGTTAGAAAAGAATTTGTTGAACGTTTTGGAAACAATGTAGTTTTAATGGACGTCCTTTGTAAAGGAGACTTAAGCAAATATAAATTAGTAGAGCAATGGAAGGTTAGCGAGTTCTTTTTTTGGGCAAACTATCTTACGGGTCAAAGAATATTAGAACAAGTAAAATAAAATTTATGGCAAGTCAATTATCACAAGTTTTAACGCACATTATAGAAGTTTATAGCGCAAGTCCGTTAGTTAATACAATTGCTTTTAAGGATGATGATGTGATTGATATTAGCAAAGAAAACATTTATCCTTTAGTAAGTTTTCAATTATTGTCAAGCCCAGCACCGTTGCAAGACTTAAAGAAGTTTGTTTTTGAATTTACAATTTTAAATCAAAGAGACGACGCTAAAATTGCAACGCCTTCTAAATTATTAAGTGATATAAATTATATTGATAACATTGGAATAGCTGACAGCATCGCAAACAATTTTATTTTAGAGGTTTTAAAATCACATAATGTTTTGAATATTAATATAGTGGAGGCTAGTGTATCAGAGTTTGTTCCAGTAAGACGTGATGAACGCAATAATTTAGATGGAGTAAAATTTAACGCTACATTTTCAATTCATCAAAATGACATATAGCGTTGGCCAGATAAGGCAGTACATTAGAGAGGTTATAAGAACTTCTAAAAACACAGCTAGAGTTGATTCGGGGTTGCTTAAAGATACCATGAGAGGTGCTTACATAGGTAAAACAAATTCCATAGAATTTAGACAGTTGTATTATGGAGCTTATGGCACAAACAGTAAGTTAATTGCGAACGCTAAAAGAATTATACCTAAAGATTTAGAATGGGTAGTTTTTTTTGAGGATGAACAAGGTAGAGAAATAACTATTAAAGGCAAGACTAGAACTGGGCGCGATATAAGAAGGTCAGCAGTAAGCAGCGCAAATATAGGTACTGACAAGATTAAGCAATTATTAAAATCTTTAAAAATAGCAGATGGCGGCAAGAAAGACAATACAACAGAAGGACATAGAAGCGTTGACTAAAAATAGTTTGCTTGAATTAGGAAGGTTAGTTAAAGTTGTAACCGCTAGAAATTCAAAAGTGAGCTTGCTAGAAAAAGATCACTTACGGGATTCTGTTGGTAGAGCGGTTAAGCCTTATAATACTTTGATATTATCTCAAAAGTTTTACGGTCAATATAATACACCTAAAGGGGAGGCTACACCAAAGGAAAGAGAAAATTTAATAAATACACCTATGACAAATGCAATTAGAGAATATGTGGTCGATGCGGTTAATGTTCACGTAAAAAACATGATTGATTTATTAACTAGTCCAATAGTATAGTATGCCTTTAGCAACACCAATTTTAACAAACATAGACAGCAAAGCAAAAATATACTTTGCGGAAAGTCCTGTTATATTTAATTTTCTAAACGAATTACAAGATACTAATATACAAACAGTAAGTATTGAAATATACATTTGGCGCGGATCGCAAACTAATGATTTGCCTTTAAGTCCTAACGTTGTGTTTAATAATGTAAAAAAAATATCGCAAGATGATAATTATATCGAGATAAATATAAATAACGAACTTAAGTCTTTTATTACTAGTAGTAACCTAAACAAAAATAATCCGCAATTTGCTTATAATAGCACGGCAGGCGCAACAACGGCAGGCGAAGGGGTATACTTTCATGTTGTTTTTAAAGTTAACTTAGAAAGCGTAAAACAGTTAGGTACTTTTTTTGCCACGTCAGGTTATCGATTGACGCAAGAACAAAAAGGAGGTTCTTATAGCACATTTGATGAGGTTGAATTACCAAGAAGGTTTGCAAATGCTATAAATTATGATAGGTTTACTTTTAATTTAAACACAACAGCAGAAACTTCTACATCAGGCACAGGAGAAAATGGAATCATTTTGCAAACAATTGTAAATCCTGCTTTAAGATTGCAACAAACAGGAGTTACTTCTATAATCGTTTATCTCAATCGTTTAGGTTTATGGGATACCTTTACTCCGTTTGGGAGGTTTACGGAAACAATACCGACAAAACGAGATGAGTTTAGTACTTCTTTTAGAAATGCATTAAACATTAATAGCCAAATTCAACACCTTAAGCAAAACGGATCTCCAGTTGGTTTTAGAAAATTTACAATTAATACAGGCTTAATTGACGAAAACAATAATTATCAAGTAAGAGAATTATTAGCATCAAGTAAATTGTATTTGGTTATATTTGGAGCTGATATATTTAAAACAGTGCAAACAGGCATTACAGTAGATAGTACATCGGTAACCGTTGACAACACAACTATTACAGTAGATAGCGATGTTGTTACAGAATTAAATTTAGGTTTTTACTCTACTTTTACACAAATACCAATTAAGAATTTAACAACAGATTTTTTAAAGAAAACAAGGCTTAACGATAAGAGCTCTATATCTTACACGCTAGAGTTTGAGGAAACTAATAATTTTATAAATAACATTGTCTAATGGTTCAAATATACATCAAGCATACTGACAATAATTTTTATTTATTAGATGTCGACGAAAACGAACTTATAAATTTAAAGTTTACATTTAAAGACTTAAACGACATTAGTAAAATATTTGCACCATTTACGCAATCATTTACTTTAAAGGCAACAGATAAAAATAAAATACTAAGCGGGTTTTACGGTAATGAAAAAATACAAAGACCTAATTTAACAGGCGAATTTGATTCTAAAATTTACATAGCTGGTTTTTTATTTCAGTCAGGCAAATTAACATTTAAAGAAAGTGATTACGAATTTCAAAACCAGAAAGTTTACAAAGCATCTTTTGCAAGTAATTTAACAAGCCTGTCAGAAATTTTAGGAGACACAACAATACAGTCGTTATTCCAGAAAACAGATGGCAGTTTTGATACTGAATTTTTAATTGATTTTAATACGCTTACTTTAAATAAATTAATGTCATCAATAAAATCTGTTGACGTTGCTAGTACCAATATAAATTTAAAGTTTGCAATTCCATTTATTAGCAATAAACGTGTTTGGATTTACGATGAGGAAAACTTAAACACCGTTGATAATATTGCTTTTCAAAATAGCCGAACAATAGATACGGTTAACCAAATAGAACTAGATGAGATAAGACCTGCAATAAATTATAAATGTATTTTAGAATATTTAATTTTAAAAATAGGCGTGCCTATAATTTGCCCTTTATTTGACAGACCAGAATTGCTAGATATATTTACTTGGTGTAGTGCTGAAAATATAGTTACACCTAATACAAAAGCGTCCCCGCTTGTAAATTATAATAATATAATTGCAGCTAGAACAGATTTTAAAAGAGATACATCAGCGGTAAGCGTTCCACAAATAGAAAACGTTAAATGGTTAATGACTAGTAATTCTGTTACAGGAATTTTTAAGTGCAAACGCAATAACGCAAACAGCGGAGAGCAAGGCGGTTGGTCTGATGGATTTGATGTTAATGTAATTTTTAACAACCTTATATCTTTACAAGGAGCTGGAACTAAAATAAAAGTAAATTTAATAAATGCGGAAACAAATATATTACTAGATAGTCAAGAGATAACAGGTAATGTATTTACAAGTAGAATAACAGATACAAGGGCTGAAAATCCGACAATGTTAAACAGTAACGGTGAGCTATTTATGAGAATAGAAGTTTTGCCTTTAACATTACTAGCTTGGAATAATCTTAATTTTCAAACTGTACAACGATTTAATTATACTAGACGAGTTACAGGTTTTAAAAGAACAGCGCGTGCAAATTATTCACACACCAGTTTAAACAGTACGGCATCAGCAACATTAGGCGGTAACAAATTTAATTTAATTACAGCTTTACCAAAAATAAAGTCAGCTGATTTTTTAAGATCATTTTTTAAAACATTTAATATTTCAGTTGTTGCAACGGGATTACCTGATCAATCGATGTATTGGTTAACACCAAGCGACATACAAGAAAAAAACAAAGAGTGGAGCACTAGAGAGGTCGACTACACAGAATATACGGACATTGCTACTTTAAATAAAAAGGAAGGTAATGAATACAATCAGTATTTATTTAGTCATGCAAAAAGCAAATATTTTGATAGTGAAACATTTGGCAGTTTAATATTTCCTGAAGCAGAAGTTTTAAAGCCAACTAAGTTTGAAATAAAAACTGATTATAGTATTATGAATGTGCGTAATTTAGCGCACCCTTCAAGCGTTAAGACCGCTTACGGATTTGCAAACGAAACACCAGAGGTTTTAAATAATGGTGCGGTAAGATACAAGCCAGTCTTTGAGGAGTTTACTTTGTTTTATTTGCAAGCAAATAGCTTGGGTGCAAGTCCATTTTCTTTGCAATTTTCTAATACGCAAAACCAAAGGTTGTTCCAAATATTACAGCCTTCTTATGTTAATTTTGCTAACAGAAAAACACTAGCCTTTGGCGCAATAGGAATAGATACAGATTCTTTATACCTAAATTATTATAGTGAATTTATAGAATTACTTTTAAATCCTAATACTTATAAATCTGAGTTTATTGTTAATTTACCACCAAATGAAATATTTTTAAATTTTGCAAATACTAAACAAGGAGAGAGTAATATCCCAACAGGGTTTAGAATGCAAAACCAAATAATTATAGGTAATCAAAGATACTTCTTTTTAGATGCTCAAATAAATTTAACAGATGGTAGAACTAAATTAATAGCTTTAAATTTTTAATATGGCAAATAAAAATCAAGACGAAGAAAAAAGAGTAAAAATTATATTTGATCAGAACGCAAGCACCGCAGCAACTGATGTAAACAAATTAAAAGCATCCTTAGATAAGGTAGAGGTTAGTGCAAAAGATGCTGACAAGTCATTTAAAAATATTGACAAGACATTTGAGCAAGTTTACGGAGATTTGCAACCCCTTACGACTAGATTAGGCGAAGCAGAAGACAGATTGTATGAATTGTCATTAGCGGGGCAAACTACCACTGAGGAGTTTAGATTGTTACTTCAAACTGTTGCAAATTACAGACGTGTTCAGATACAAACAGATCAGACCGTTGATGCAGCAGCCACAACAATAGGCCAAAAATTAGGTGGGGCAGCGCAAATTGCAGCAGTAGGAGTGCAGGGAGTTACAGCAGGAATGGCATTATTTGGGGATCAATCTGAAGACACCGAAAAAGCATTGTTAAAAGTACAAAGTGCCATGGCATTTGCGGATGCTATTAGTAGCGTTTCTGATTTAGGCGGTCAATTTAGAGTACTAAAAGCATTAGTTGTAGAAAGTACTTTAGTAAACAAAGCAAATGCAGCAGCGACAGCATTAGCTACCATATCACAAAGATTATTCGGTGTAGCAGTAAACACTACTTCAACAGGTTTTAAGGTTTTAAAAGGCGCAATTGCTGCAACAGGAATTGGACTTCTAGTTGTAGGAGTTGTGGCATTAATACAAAACTTTGATAAGGTCAAAGAAGTAGCTTTAAATTTTATTCCTGCACTTGCAAGTGTTGGCAAAACCATTAGTAATATTGTAAATAGTGTTACGGATTTTATAGGATTGACTTCTCAGACAGACAGGTTATTAGCAAAGTCTAAACAAAAAGCAGAGGAAAATATAGCGCAAAACGAAAGGTATCTTGAACGTAATGCTAGTACATTGTCAGAGTCTAGGAAAAAAGAAATAGAATTAAATAACGAACATTTTTCTAGAATAGCAGAAGGCAGATTTAGCGAAGCAGAAAGTTTACTAATTTATAACAAAGCTCAAAGAAAAGAAGTAAGAGAAAAAAATAAAGTTCTTAACGACTTAGAAAAAGCAGCGCAAGAAAAAAGGAATGCAACTGCAAAAGCATTACGAGAAAAAGAAGCCTTAGAACTTGAAAAGTTTAATGAGGAAAATAACGCTCTAATTGGCGCTGCTAATGTTGCTAAAATTGAAAGGGAAGCATTAGAATTTATTGCAGAGCAAGAAGCGCAAAGATTAAGATTAGATTCTATAACGGCTAATGTAGAAGTAATTGAAGCGGTCAAACTAGGAAGTGCAAAACGTACAGCAGAGCAAGAAATTTTAATTGCTCAACAAGTTGCAGAATCAGAAAATACAATACAACAAAAACAATTTGAAGTTGCCGAAAGAGGGATAGCATTAATTTCTAGTATATTTAAAAAAAATAAAGTAGTTCAAAAAGCTGCTTTAATAGCCGAAAGTGCTGTTGCAATTGCTAAAATGGTAATTAATACTAGAGCTGCTAACATTGCAGTAAGGGCAAAAAATGCTATAATTCCCGCACCAGCAGGAATAGCATTGACAGCTACTGAAACTGCTTTAAACAACGTTAGTACTGGAATAGGAATAGCCGCAACAATAGCAGCAACTGCAAAAGGATTACAAGCATTAGGTGGCGGCGGTGCTCCTAGTTCTCCTAGTTTAAGCGCAAGCGGTGGCGGTGTTCAAGCAGCAACTGCCCCATCCGTAGCGTTTAACAATACAGCAGAAAACCAAATAGGACAAAGTTTGGGTAAGGCACAAGCAAATCAACCAGCGCAAAGAGTTTTTGTGTTGGAATCAGATATTAAAGACGCAACAAATAATGTAAAAGCATTAGTAATAAAGAATAGTTTTTAATATAAATTTGTTTATTAATTAAAAAGTATTATATTTGTTTATTATTTAAAAAATGTGAAGATGAATTTTACCAATTTATTTTTTTTAGTTATAAATTAAAGTCATGCCTTTATCCGGTATGACTTTTTTTGTTTAAAAAATTATGAAAAACTACGAACTAAAATACACTATCGGAGAAAAGGGATTATTTAGAATGTCCACAGTAGAAAGTCCTGCTTTAAAAACAGTTCTACTAATGTTTGACAGTCAAGAGAAATTACTGCAATTTGCCGACGACGAAAAACAAATTATCTATTCCGTTGCTATGCGGCCAAATGTACTCATACCTAGAAAAGAAATAAACGGAGAGCCTGCTATGGTTTTTTATAGTGAGGAAACCGTTTATAATTTACAAAAAAACTTCTTTAAAAACAACAGCCACAACGGGGCAACAGTAAACCATGATGGAAAAGTACGTAATGATATGTACATTTTTGAGAGTTGGATTGTTGTTGATCCTATTAGAGATAAAGCCGCAGTTTTAGGACTAGAAGTTATAAAAGGTGATTTAGTCATGGCGCAAAGCGTAGAAAATCCCGAAGTATGGGCTGACATTAAGTCAGGAAAATTAACAGGTTTCTCAATAGAGGCTTACTTAGAACCAGTATTAACAGAACAAAAAAATATAGAAATGACAGACGAAGAATTTACAGCGCGTGTTAAGAAAGTCTTAATGGCTGAGGAACTTGGAGATATGTATATGGTAGGCGAAAAGGCTTACTATTTAGATAAAAAAGAAATTGGAGGTTTATTAACCGACATTGACGGTGTACCATTTGCAAGTATTACAGAAACTATTGACGGACTTGTAATGACAACAGATGAAAACGGTTTAGTAGTAGATGCCGTTGCAGCAGAAGCTAAAGTAGTAGAAGCTAGTAAGGACGAAATGAAAATGAAAGAGGACATGAAAATGATGGACGACTTACAAGCGGAAAACAACGACTTAAAAGCGCAAATCGTAGCTTTAAAAGACGGTAGCACGATGATGTCAAAAGAATATGCTGCGGCTAAAAAAGTAGCTCTTAAAATGTCAGAGGAGATGTTAAGAGGTATTAAGCCTAACCCTGATGGATTGCCTGCAAAACCAATGTCAGCATTGGAAAAATTTAGAGAATATAAAAAAACCAATAAATAATAAATTATGCCAATAAGTTATAGCCCAATATCAATAAGAGGCAAGGCGGTAGAGCCTATCATCCAAGAAATCTTTTTTGCAAATAAAACGATTCAAAAAAGTTTAGTAAATTTTGCAGACGACGTAAAAGCATCTACAATAATTACTGAAACCGCAGTAACGGTGCAAGGTCAAAAGTATACTGGAGAAAGACTTAATTCATTAGGTGGTCCAGTACTTAGAGATCGCTTAGCAAACCCAAAAAAGATTGAGTATAAGTACACATTTAAAATGGAGGACTTACGTCAATCTCGTTTTAATCGTGATATGGCAACAGGTGCGTTTAACATTGACAGTTCGGATTTTAACACACAAGTTTTGCAATTAACAGGCCCAAAAACTTCTCAAGATGCACAGTTAAAGTTTTGGTCAGGTTTTTCTGCTGCAACTAAAGCATCTATTGCGGGATTAACAGCAGGTGCAGAACAGGGTAGCATTTCAGCATCAGCAAAAGCAGCGGTTGCAGGATTTGCAGCAGACGCAGCAGATATTGACGGTGTATTGTCAAGAGTTTTATTTGACGAGACAGCCTTGGGAGCTTATATTAAAGTAGCGGGTACAACATTTACAGTTGCAAATATTGCCACAGAATACGGAAAAATCTTTGTAAATGCAAGACCTGAGTCTTTTGAAGCAGTTGAATTACCTATTATGTATGCACCTTACGCACACAGACAATTAATCCTGACTGCTAACAATTCCGTAGGTGCTGCACAACAAGTTAACTTTTTAGTTGTTGGCACAGGAGCAAACGAAGTGATATCTTTTAACGGTGTTGTAATTGAATTTGTTCCATTCCCTAAAGGTTTTGTGTACTTACAAAGACCATCCGTTATTTTCTTTTCAACAGATGCAACATCAGACGTAGCGGCATTTGAAACAGGGAAAGTTGACAACGATAGTGATGTAATGTTTGTAAGAACTATCTACACACTAGACGCAACTGTTATGGCTCATCCTGACGGTGTTTTATACGGTGGATAATAATAATAATAAGGGTATGTAATGTACCCTTTTTAAAAAAATAACATCATGCCTATAACAAATTTAGGAGCGCAAAATAGTCTTTCTGATTTGCAATTGCCAACAGCATATAACAGGCCTAGTATTGCAACTTTTGCAGATTTCGAATACATTAGAACGGTTGTTTTAAATATTCCAAAAGCAACAGTAGAAACTGCAACAGCACAAGGCACAATGTTAGCAATTTTTAACAATGCAACAGTAGGAATTAATAAGCAAATTGTTGATTTAATTGCAGCGGAATTTTTAGCAACACCAGTAGTAACAACTTTTGGTTCTTTAATTTCTTTAACTACAAACGTAGAAGTAGGAAATTTTCAAGATCAAACATATTTAACAAATCAAGTGGTTGCATATCGTGCAACAGTACAGATTTTTGTAAAATCAATATAAAATGAGTCTAACAAAATCAAGATTAGTAAGTAGGAAAGCACCAATGAAAGGGATAAAATCCGTTTTCTTTGCGCCTTTTTTAGCATCAACTCCCGTGGTAAATACGGTAACAGGTGTAGTTGCTTTGCCCGCAATTATAAACGCTCTTAGCGTAACAAAAGTAGAGGTAAAAGCAGCAGGAAACAACATTGTAGAAACCTCAACATTTGACGAGGCTACACGAACAAACGAGATCGTAGGAGTTTTAACATTTTTTGTAAACGGTAATGATTTATCTTTAAGAAATGAAATTACAACAGACTCAGGAATTTTAAAAACTATTTTTGTAGAGGATTACAACGGTGTAATTCGTGTTTTAGGATCGCAAAATGGTTGTGATGTAATGACACTAGTAGGTGGATCAGACTTACAAGGATTTACAGTAACAATAAATTCAAAAGAAGTAGATTTAGCATTTACATTAGCACCGCTGGGGGTTATTGCTTTAAACGCTGCATTATTACCAGTACAATAAATATTTAACGCTTAACAATTGTTAGGCGTTTTTTAAATAAATTTATAACATGGATATTTTAAGAATTAACACTTTGCCATCATTTGAAATTGTATCACGTTATAAATTAAATATAGCTTTGCAATTGCGTTTCCTGCTTATAAATGAATTTACAAGATTATCAAGTGAGATAGTTGCAAACGTTACATTATTAGAAAATGATAACTATAAAGTTACATTATTATCTTTTCCAATATCCCAAATTGGTAATAAATTTAGTTATACTTTGATAGAAAATTTAAGTCTTAAAATAGTATCTTTAGGTAAAATTTTAGTAGTATCAGAAACGCAAAACGTGCAGGAATATACTAAGCTACAAAATACTAAATTTTACAACTAATGACAAAAAAAAATATAAATCTTGTTCAATTTTCTGCTTACGAAACAGGCGTTAAAAGACCATCAGTAGGAAAAGAATACACCTTAAACGGTAAAAATAATATAAACTTTAAAAAATATAGAGATTCTTACGATGACAGCCCTACCAATTCTTTTATAATTAAGACAATTGTAAATTATATTGTAGGTAAAGGACTTGTAGACAAAAGCGGATCGCTTAAACCACATGAATTTTTAGCAAAAGGAGATTTGCGCAAAATAGTTTTAGACTTTAAAAGGGATGGTTCGGCATTTATTCAGTCTATAAATTTTGAGGGTAACGTAGTTAAATTTTTACACACACCTAATATTAGAATGGGTTTAAATGTAAATATAGATGCACGGGATGAAAGATACATGGAGGTTGACGGTTATTGGTATTGCTGGGATTATACAAGAGAAGGAGAGTTCCCTCCTAGACCTTACCCAATGTTTAGCAAGTACGACAATGATAACCCTATTGAGATATTACATTTAAAAATATTAAGCTCAGAGCCTTACTTTCCTTTTCCTGATTGGTTTAGTGGCTTTAAAAGCGCTAAAATAGAAAGTGCATTAATTGATGATGCGGTTAATCATGTGATGCGTGGATTTCAGGGAAAAACTATTATAAATATTAATAGTGGTGGCCTAATGGATGAAGATGAAAAAAAAGAAATATCTAAAAAAATAGGAGACGACTATACAGGAACTGAAAACGGAGATGGTGTTATAATTTCTGTAAACGAAAGCGCAAACGAAGCTATAATTATAGATACAATAGAACCACGAGGACGTAACGAGCAATTTGTAACTTATGATGAAACTTGCGAAATTAAATTAATGGCAGCACATCAGGCTATGAATATATTATTTTCCAGACCTGGTAGCAATGGATTTTCTAGCAATGCGGACGAGATAGCAACAGCAACAGATTCATTATATTTAAGCACTATTAACCCTATAAGAGATGAATTAATAGAATATCTAAACGAAATGTTTAGAAAAATTAATCCTAATGCCGATATTGATTTTATAAACTTTGGTCAAGAAAAAATAATTGTTTCAGATACAAATATAACAAATGAATAAATTATTAACTAATATAGAAAACATAGCAAAATTAAGCGGGTTTGATGGAAATATAGACAACGATTCTATTAATCCTTTTATTTTTATGGCTGAAAGTACTGAAATTAAAAGGGTGTTAGGTAATCCTTTGTATTTAAAAATTAAGACTGATTTTAATAATGATAGTTTGCAAAATGAATACCTAGCATTATTTAATGACTACATAGAATTAATATTATCTTATTACACTTGTAGTTTTTATTTGCAGTTAGGCATAATTAAGGTAAGCCAAAATGGAGCGTATCTAGTAACACCTGAACGTACGCAACAGTCATCTGAAGAATTAGTCAAAATGGCTGACAAGTATGAAAAATTAGCGTTAGGATTAGAAATAAAAATGCAAGAACACTTGGAGGAGTTAAATTTGCCTGAAAGACCTTCTAACAGTAGAATAAAAGTAAAGACTTCTTTAAATTGGATCAAACCAGAAAAATTTGACAATGAGTATAATCACGATAAATGTAGACCTACCCAACACGGGACAAGGTGATCCTTTAAGAAATGCATTTATAGCTGTTAATACTATGTTTGCAGAACTTTACAATCAAAAAGTAGACAAAATAGCAGGTCAAGGGCTAAGCGAAAATAATTTTACAACATCGTTGCAAACTAAATTAAATAACGTTGCAGAAGGTGCAGAAGTAAACGTACAGAGCAACCTGCAAGAAGAGGACGAGACACAAGACAGTTATGTTTTAGGTCAAGATGTATTCTTTAGCCTAGAGAGAACACCCGCAAGAATTGAAACATTTGCAGGAATAAGCGTATTTGAAATTCAAGTAGGTTTAACCGTTGATAGAGTTTTACTTAACAGAGCCGAACTTTTTGAGGTTGACGAGTGGTCACAAACAGGAACAACTTTAACGATTACAAAAACAATGTTTGCAGGAAACCGCATACAAATAAACTTTTTTTAATATGAAAAAATTACTTTTACTTTTATTACCATTTTTTGCGATGGCTCAAAGCCCTGATGCAACGCAAATAGAAAATATATTATTGCTTAATAATACAAAACAAAATTCAGCAACTAGAGTTATTGTTCAGGATTCTATTACTAAAGAATTAAAGTTTGTTTTAAGAGCTAGTTTAGTACCACAAGCCAACGCAAGCACAAGCGGAACGGTAAGGACTACAACGGCTGAAGTAAACCCACAGGTTTACACTATTGGAATTGTAGATAATAAATTAGATGCTAAATTGAACGTTAATCAAAAGGGTGCACTTAATGGAGTTGCTACATTAAACTCTATTGGTAAAATCCCCAATGAACAAATCCCAGCGGTTGCAATTTCTGAAACATTTCCTATATCTTCTGAAGCGCAAATGATTGCTTTAAGTCAAGCAGAGCAGGGAGATATTGCCATTAGATCAGACGTTAGCAAGGCTTTCATATTAAGACAAAGTCCTTCGTCTGTTTTAGGCAATTGGAGTGAATTATTAACACCTGCAAGTACGGTTACAAGTGTAGCGGGTAAAGTGGGAGCGGTTATTTTAAACAGTAACGATGTAGGATTAGGAAACGTAAATAATACAAGTGATTTAAACAAGCCTATTTCAACATCTACACAAACTGCTTTAAATGCTAAAATATCAGGCTCAGGAACAACAAACCAGGTGGCAAGATTTACCTTTAGTGGAGCGGTGGGAAATAGCGGTTTATTAAGTGATGGTACGAATATAACTGTTTCTAATAACGCGACATTTAACGGTGCCTCTTTGTTTAACGGTAATTTATTTGCTGACTTCATAAATCCAAATACTGGAAATTTGTTGACTATATTAAACGGAGGTAGTAATAATTTATTAATAAGAGGTAATACAGTTGTTCAAGGCTCAGTAACAGCAGCACCCGCAACGGTATCAACTGAATTAGCTACTTTAGGACAGGTAAGACCATACAAAGTTTACACCGCCTTATTAAGTCAATCAGGAACAAATGCTCCTTTTGTAATTGTATTAGAAAATACTTTAGAGGGTACGCTAGTTTGGAGTGTTTCAAGTGTCGGCATATATTTAGGGACTCTTACTGGTGCATTTACCTTGAATAAAACTGTAAGTTTTATTTCAGGAGATCAATCAGCAGACAAAGGGTATGGTATTGATAATTTATCATCTGTTGATTACGTAAGAATTAGTACTAGGTTAGCAGGTTCATTAAATCATAACCAATTAAATAAGGCATCAATTGAAATCAGAGTATATAATTAATTAAATATAAAACAAAATGAAACAATCAAAATTTTTTAGCCTAAACTGGCTAGATGCCGCAAAAGCATTATTACTTTTAGTAATTGCTACAATTTTAAATTTTATTCAAGAAACATTTATTCCTAGTTTAAACGTTTCGCCCGAGATTAAAGCATTACTTTTGTTAGTAGTTTCTTATATCATTAAAAACTTCTTTACACCAAACGAAGATGACAAACTGCCAGAAACTTTAAAGAGATAATTTTAAATGCCTCAGCTTACCTACTATGATTACAATAAAATCTTTAATTTCTTGCGTTAATTACTTGTTTTGCTTTTTTTACGGATTTACTGTGTTTGATATAATTAAAAAAATATCAGCAGACGATTTTTATTTAGGAAACATAACAAATTTTTTTCAGTTGCTGCTTACTATTATAGGAGTGTTTTTTGCTTATTATAAGCTTTTAACGTATCGGAGGGATTCAGCAACTAAAAGTAGAATGTTAGAACAAGAGGCCGAAAACAAAGAGATAGAATTATTTTTTAAACGTAATGCAAAAGAGATTAAAGAAAACGAAATGTTATTTACTAAATTAAAAAATGATGCAAATAAGTAAGAAGGGCGTTAAATTATTGCACAATAGGGAAGGGCTAAGATTAAAACCATATTTAGACACAAAAGGGATACCAACTATTGCCTTTGGTAACACCTTTTATGCGAACGGGAAAAAAGTAACAATGGCAGACAAACCGCTGACAATGGCAGAAGCTAGTAAATTAAGCGATGTAATTTTGGGTAAATTTGTTGAGGGTGTGGACAAGGCCATAACATCATGCGTAAATCAAAACCAATTTGATGCTTGCGTTTCATTTGCTTATAATATTGGTATAAATGGTTTTAGGGATTCTTTAGCTTTAAAATTAATAAATTTAAATCCAAATAATAAAGCAATAGGTGCAGCGTTTTTAAATTGGAGCAAACCAGTAGAGATTAAAGACAGAAGAAAAACAGAAGTTAAGCAATACTTTGGCACGTAATTTGTAATCACTTATGAAAAAAATATCATGGAAAAATTATTCGACAAAATTAGTAATTATCTTTTTGGTGGTAATTCAGGTTGGATGCGGTACTAGAAAAACAGATCAGACAAAAGAATTAGATAAATTAAAGTCAGCAGAAACAATTGGTTCTGTTGACTTTTCTTTGTTTAAAAAACTTGATATTAATAATACCTTTGATCGTGGGTATATTTACTCCAGAGAAAAAGACGGCTTAAAAGAAACTTTTGTACAAAACAATAAAAGCACTACTAACATAAAAATAGTTGATTCAGTGCGTTATAAAACGTTTGACATTTACAGAAATACGATAACTTATAAATCAGTCAAAAATAAAGAGACACAAAGCAATAATAATTTAATTTGGATAGTAGCAATAATATTAATCTTTTTATTTGCCCTAATAAAATTTAAATAAAACTTAACCTTGAAAAATAATAACAGACGTTACCGATTAAGCAATTACCAAGCGGCTAATTTAGGCTTAGAATTAAAAGAAATAAATCAATATACTTTAACCGTAAAACAAGAGGAACAGCATTTAAATAGCTTTGCAAACTTAGAAAATACAACTAGAAAAGCAGTATTTACAGATGCGTTTAATAGTCAAGACGAAATTAAAGCACTACCTAAAAACGTTAAAATAAATAAAAAAGGTAAACGCGTTTTAATTATTGGAGATTTACACGAACCGTTTTGCTTAGAAAAATATAGGGATCATTGTTTAAAAACTTACCAGGAATATAATTGTGATACTGTTGTGTTCATAGGGGATGTTATAGACAATCACGCAAGTTCTTACCACGAAACAGATCCAGATGGACATTCAGCCGGTCAAGAATTAAAACTTGCGATTCATAATATAAAAGAGTGGTACAAAGTTTTTCCAAAAGCATACGTTACCATTGGTAACCATGATCGGCTTATAATGCGTAAAGCAATGACTAGCGGCTTGTCTAAAATGTGGATTAGAGATTACGCTGAGGTTTTGGGTGTTATCGGATGGAAATTTGTTGAAAGCGTAGAGATAGATGATGTTTTATATATTCATGGAGAAGGTGGAACGGCTAGAAATAGAGCGCGTAGAGATTTACAAAGCGTAGTGCAAGGACATTTACACAAGGAATGTTATGTTGAGTGGATTGTAGGAGCTAAATTTAAAATATTTGGTATGCAAGTTGGTTGTGGTGTAGATAATAAGTCTTATGCATTAGCTTATGGTAAAAATTATGCAAAGCCTGCTATATCTTGCGGTGTTGTAGAATATGGAAAACGTGCAACTAATATAATGATGGAACTATAAAAAAAACCGCTTGTTATAGCTGTTTTTAATTTTATTAATAAATTTTAGCGATAAGTTATAATAAATTATCTGACTGCAACTTCAACGTAACAACACCTGCTTATTGCGTTAAGTTGATTCCATCGAGAAAATTTTTTTTCAATATGTTCGTCAGCTATCCAAGTAATTGTACCGTATTTTTTTGTTTCAAATTGTTTGTAATAATCTTGCCATTTTTTTAATATTTTATTAAACTTAGTACAATATTTAGTTGCAGTTGATTTTTTATTTGTGACAAAAACAAATGATTGAAAACTATCCTCATAACTACCGCCATAATATTTTACCAAATAAAAACTGACAATAACAGCATTTTTTTTTAATAATACATTTTTTAGTAAATTTTCATTTTTTTTCATAATTTGTGTTTAATTTATAATTTGTGCTTCGTAATCCTTTCCTTCTGCAAGCCGCAACGACGTTGTCACTCATCTTGGTCGTTGTTGCTTAAAAGATTAAGTCCAAAAAGAAGTAATCCAATTAAAGCTAAAACAATAAATAGAGATAATATAAATTACCAACCATTTTGATAGATATTATCAACAAAACAGTATATTATCATTATTGCAAAAAGTGATACAATTAAGTATCCAATAATTATTTTAAATGTTTTCATTTGTGTTGTGTTTTAAAAAGCTAAGTGATAACATACGTTAACCGCTATTTAGGCTTTATGGTTTTTAATTTAATAATTTGTTTGTGTCTGTAAGTTTGGGTAATCATACCAAAGTCTAGGCTTACTTTGCCCTAAACATCGGTTAGCTTCAGCCGTTATATTTAATTATTATTTTGTTTTGGGTTTCTTATTTTCCAAAATTCGACAGCTTCTTTGTGTGTAAAAAATTTATGAAGTTCGTAATGTCTTTCACCTTTTTCCTTATACGCAAAGTCCCAAACTTCCCATTTGTTCGTCTTTTCATTTTTTACTGGTCTTTGACAATGCATCCGTTACTTTTCAAAAGTTATTACTACTTTATGACCTAGTTTTTTACCCGCTTTGTTTGCAAATTGCAACAAACTTTCAAGATCATAAACAAAAAATTCATGTACGTCTATATTGTTCTCTTTGCAGACCTTTTCAAACGTTTCTAGCGAAGGCGAAGTAGTGCCTAGTTCCCATCTCTTTAATTGCAGGGCACTAATACCTACAATGTCTTTTTTAGCCCTTAAAATGGCCGTTAATTGTTGTTGTATTTTACTCATGATGATATTAGTCTAAATAATTTGGGTAAATAATCAAATATAATAAATAATAAATCCGCAATAATAATAATTAATAAAACTATTTTTACCGAAGTAGGGAGAGTTTTGTTTATATATTTCCACATAATAAAATATTTTTATTTATAAGTTAAAATCTGTTTTTAGTTTACCGTTGTCATCAGAAAAAACTGCAAAGGTATAATGATTAAATGTAGTTAAGCAGCATATTATACTAAAGTAATTACTGCAATAAAATCCTGTAACGCTATTATAAAATAAAAAATCCTTATCTTTTACTTCATAAGAATTAAAAGTGCTGACATTTACGTTCATAATTAATTGCTCTTCTAGCTGCTTAAACCCCCCTTGCGTTGTGATTTTGTTATCATTATTAATTTCTTTTTGATTGTTGTTGATGTCATACAAAACCATTAACTTTTCAATTTCGCTTACTCTTTTTTGAAGTGCTGAGATGCGTGTACTGTCTATATCATTCATAATTTTATAGGTTCGTTAAATACAGGGTCGTTAATAATAATTTTAAGCGCAGCAATGTACTTTTCTTTTTCTAATTCTGCTATTCTCTTTTCCAATGCCTCAATACGGGCTAAATAAAAATCGTTCATAATATTTTTTTTTACAAATATAGTAACACTTCTGATAAAATAAATATCATTAATGATTAATTTAACGTTTTATTAACTATTACATATTAAGTTATAACTTAAATTTGTAAAAAAATAAAACACATGGACACAACAGACTACACGAACAATGCACCGTATTTAAACGAAGAGCAAACAGAAACTGAACAAGTAACAGTAGATGCATGGTATCATGACGAACTTATTAAAATTGCAAAACTTACTAAAGAGTATTTTACAATTTTTAACTTTCCAATGGAAAAAACAAACGACGAATTAATTAGGCTCTACGAAATTAAAAAACAACTAAATAAATTACTATGTTAATATCAGAATTAGATCTAGATAATAATAAAAAAGCGTTATATTATCAGGCAAGAGCGGAAAAATATTGTAATAAAGACACAAATGATTTAGATTGTGCGTTTACTTGGGGGCATACAAAAGAAAGATATCTATATTGGAAACAATTACATGAAGCTATATTAGTTGACAACGACGTACCCAAACACTACAAAAACGCAACGAATAAAGACGTAATTGATTTTTGCCATGACAACAATATTAATTTTTGTCGTGGTTCAGCAATAAAATACATAGTTCGTGCTGGCAAAAAAGACGACGAAATAGAGGATTTGAAAAAAGCTATTGACTTTTTGCAACGAGAAATAAAAAATTTAAAAAAGTAATATTAATCAGTCATAATTTAACAGATGCAATGCTGCTTAGTAACTGTTAAATTATGGCATAAAAAAAATAAATAAAATGTCAAAAGAAAAAAAACTTACACAAGCCCTTGAATTAGCAAAGTCTAAATTAAAAGTAGCTGAACAGGCATTGAATGATATTACCAAATGGGATGATGATTTGGAAGATGAATATGGAGACCCTGGAGAAAGAGCTAGTTCGGCTTTAAAAAAGATTATGATTTTAAACGGTTTTTAGCCTTGCCAATAACTAATCGCTTACAGTATATTTAATACGCCAAGCATAAACCGTTTTAAAAATAAATATTAAACAGCCATAGTCAGCTAAAAAAACAAAACTTAACTTTTTTGCTTCTGGTAAGAAAGTTGATTATGGCATAAAAAAAAATAAATGGAATTATTATATACCCTCACACAATTAGCAAATCATTTAAAAATTTCAGAAAAATCAGTTAGAAATAAATTAAATATTTTAAAAATAAAAAGATATAGTTCTAAAAATAGAAATGCGATGTATTCAGCTGACGTAATTATTGTTTTAGAAAAATCTTATGTTTATAAATATTCACATAAAATTAAAAATGATATTAAAGGTTATACTGCAAATTATTTAATAATAGAATCCAAATTAAACTATGATACATTATTGTAATTGCGGTCAAAAATACGTTACCGAATCCAGCTCCAAAAGATGTTGCACAGCGCAAAGTATTAAAATAAAAAAAGAAGCCGTACCAACGGCTAAAAGAAGGTTAAAAAAGACTAAAGAAGAAATAAAAGCATATCGAGAGATTTACTATTTAAAAAATAGAGATAAAATATTAATGGTCCAAAGAATTTACGATCAAAATAAAAAACATGAAAAGAACATACAACGTATTGGAGAATAGATTTACACTTGCAGAAATTGCAAGCGCATTAATACCAAATGCAAAAAAATTGGTTAGAGAATCTAAAGACTTACCGCATTTACAAAAACCTATAAAATATTTATTAAAATGAAAATACAAATACAAGAAATAAAAGAAAGGCTAGACAATTGCATTGATCTTTACACTGACTTATTTTGTAAAAAACAAGACTGTCATGCTTACGGTTGGATAGGAGATATTAAAGGTGGGGTAAATTGTTTTAACGATGCTTATTTTTCTTTTGAAAATATACGTTTAGATTTAGAACGATACGCTCCAAAAGGTGCTATATTTAAATGGTATTACGACCATAGCGAAATAAATTACAATTCGTATTTAATGGGTATGCGAGTTTCTAAAAAACCACTCTTAGAATAGTATTCTTTTACCGACTGCAAGCAATTTATTTAAACCACCGTAACAAGTGGTTTTTTTATTTCTTAAATTATTGTTAATATATTTGCGAACTAATGTAAAACTATTGTATTTTTACACCAGCAATAAAGCTAAACACTAAAATATAGAAATTATGACTATTCAAGAAAAATTAAACAGAAAAGGTTACAATTTAGTAGCAAGTTACAATAATGGCGAAAGAGTAGGGTATTTTTCTAATAATAGAAAATACAACGAAAAAACTAGAATTTATAAAACTCAAACAGAAGTTTTAAACTCAATTTAACCATTAAAAAAAAATAAGTTATGGAAAGCAACAGAGAAATTTTTTTAAAAATGACTGAGGAACACTATATGCAAATTCCATTAAAAACTAGACAAATGTTTTTATCGTCAAAGCGCATAGATAGCGACTCGCACGACTGGAAAGAAAATATGAACGATCCAGTATTTGCAAATATTTATAAAATAAAAAAAGCAGTTGCAAAGCAATTAGAAGAGAGACAATATCAATTGAGAGAATTAAGATTAACGAATAAATAATTATGAAAAACTTAGCAACTGCATTAGTTAAAGCTCAAATGGAAATGGTAACACCTAAAAAAACAGCTTTAAATCCTTTCTTTAAAAATAAATATAGCGATTTAAATAGCATATTAGAAGCTATATTACCAGCGTTTAATAACAACGGAATTGTTATATTGCAGCCAACTTGCACAATAGAGGGTAAAAACTACGTTAAAACTATTTTAATGCATGAATCAGGCGAATTAATAGAATCATTAACCGAAATTATATTTTCTAAGCAAAACGATGCACAGAGTCAAGGTAGCGGTATATCATACGCTAGAAGATATGGTTTGCAGAGTTTTGTCGCAGCAGGAAGCGAAGATGATGACGGACAAAAAGCAACAGTTCCCGCAAAAGAAAAGTCTATTCAATTAACACAAGAGCAAAAAAACAACGAAATGTTATTGCATAATGCGGAAAACAAAGATAGTTTAGGTTTAATATACAAGTCTTTAAACGCAACAGAACAACAAAGAACAAAATTATTAACAAAAGAATTATTAACAAAATTTTAAACATATTATGAGTGCATTAATTAACTTAGGAATTAAAGGCAAAAATGGAAAATACAAGCAATACACCATTTCAATTTCCGACACCGCTAACGAATATGGCCAAAACGTATCGATGTATTTGGCGCAATCTAAAGAGCAAAGAGATGCTAAGGAAAAACGTGTTTATCTTGCAAACGGTAACGTAATTTGGACAGATGGTATAATTGTTTCGCCGCCAAGAAAAGATCAAATGACAGAGGCGGAAAATGATTTATCTGATGATTTAGATTTTTAATTGAAAAAGCAAGTTATTAAGCAACCCACATTGGCCGAACTAGAAAAAGAGAAAATTTCCGCAAGTCCAGAAAGACGCAAAGAAATACAAAAATATTTAGATTGGATTTATTGGGGAATTAAGAAATAAGTAGTATATTTGACTTTCGACGGATAAAACCACTAATTTTTAGAATTTAAAATTATTAAAGAAGCATTTGTGATTATATCGCACTTGCTTTTTTTTATACAAAACTATTGTTTATTTACTATTTTATATTATATTTGCATTAGTATTATTTTGTAGAGAACTTAATACAACTAAAAACATTTTTTATTATCCTATCAGGGAGGTACTCTACTACCAAACTGATAGGATTTTTTTATTTATAAATTTATGGAATTAAGACCATACCAAAAAGATTTATTAAACAAAATAACTAGCAATACAAATCAAAGAATTTGTGTTCAGCTAGCTACGGGAGGCGGAAAAACGGTTATTTTTACAACACTAGCAAAACAGTATTCTGGACGTGTTTTAATATTAGTAGATAGCCGTGAACTTGTAGGGCAGACAGCAAAACATTTTACAGATGCATCTACATTTGAAGCTAAAGACAAAACATTTCCTAAATCAAAAATCGTGGTTTCTATGGTGCAAACGCTAAAGAGTAGATTAAAAAAATATTCTGATTTAATTGCTGATTTTGATTTAATTATAATTGACGAGTGCCATGTAATTATTTACGAGAAAATACTAGAGATTGCAAATTGTAAAATAATTGGATTCACAGCGACACCGATAAGCAATCGAAAAGATAATTACTTCTTTTGCTTTAATCATAAAGTAATGGATAAATTACAATGTGATTGCTGCGAAAAAATAGAGTTTACGAAAAATTTTGTTCTAGCTGATTTATTTCAAGACATTATAGTAGGTATTGAAATAGCTGATCTTATTACCGACGGATTTTTAGTAGTTGATGAAAATTATGCAATACCAATAGACGAAAACGATTTTAAATTTGATGCATTTGGGGAGGTATCTAACAGTGAGGAAGTTTTTAATACTAAATATCAGATGGACGTGTTGGAAAATTACAAAGAATTTTGTAACGGAAAAAAAACAATGATATTTACGCAAAACACAAATCTTAATAAATTTATTTATGATTTATTTGTTGAGGCGGGCGTTCCTAATTGTTTAATGTATGACAGCGTAAATGAAACTGATTACAGTAGAAGCGAAGTTGTGGAAAAATTTAGAAATACAGATGGCGCTATATTATTTAACGTTGGCGTTTTTACTAAAGGTTTTGACGTTACCGATGTGCAAGCTATTATAGTTTCTCGTAGAATTTCATCACTATCGCTTTACATTCAAATTACAGGACGTGCATCAAGAATTACAGATAAAATATTTAAAGATAGATTTATTCACATTGACGGAGGCGGTAATATTGCAAGATTTGGACGATGGAGCGATATTTTTGACTGGGAAAAAATATTTTGGGGAACTGACAATTACAAAGCAAAAAAAGAGCCAACAGATGAAGAAGTAACTGAATGCGATAATTGCGGAGAACTCATGAAAGAAAGAACTTGCTTGTGTCCTTCATGCGGTCATAATAATTGCAAAATTAAAGAAATAAAAATCGATGAAGGCTTAGCGGTCCAACAAAATGTAATCAATCCGCAGGCAAATAAAATAATAGAATATTGCCAAAAAATAAATAAAGACAAAATATTTGCTTTAAAGATTTTAACTTCGCAAATCTACAAAATGTTTAAAAATGTACCTAAAGAACAATTTTTATTAAATAGAAATACAGGAGTTGAACGGGTTTTAAACACACATTTAAAGATAAATTACTTTAAGATTATAAATTCAGATTTACCAAGCTTCGCAAATAGAACATTAAAAAGACAAAAAGAAATATTAATAAACAAACTAGAAAAAAAATACTTATGAAAACAATTGAAAACGTAGGAAGCTTTGAAATCGTTAGATATAAATTTGAATATTTAGATTTACAGCCAAAAATTATTATTGAGATGGTAAAAGTTTTAGACACGCAAGGCAAATATATTAAATTTGCATCTCTTAAAGAAGTTATTGAATTTTTACCTTTGTACCCTGTTAAATTTAAAAAAATATGATATTTTCAAAATACAAAAGCCATCACGAAAAAGACAATATTACTATTGACTTTGCAAAATATGTAGAATTAGTAAAAAATGGAGAGCATCAAAATTTAATATTTGAAGCTAGAGCTAATAAATCAGATAAAGCAAAATATAGTTCTATAAAAAGCAAGTTACCAGTGATAACAGGATCAGCTGTAATGAAGCAAGGTAGTCATGCAAAAGAAAATATTTTGCAAACTAATGGATTAATATTAATTGATATTGATTGCGAGGTAAATACCGACCTACGCAAAATAATTGATGCTGACAAATATACTTTTAGTTCAAATCGTTCTGTATCGGGAACTGGGTTAGTTGTCTTTGTAAAAATTAATTCTGATTTATTCCTAGAATCATTTTATGGATTAGCTCAATATTACTCAGATAATTTTGACGTAGATATAGATCAAAGTTGTAAAAATATAAATCGCTTAAGATATATTAGCTACGACATGGATATTTTTGTAAATGAAAAATCTGAAATTTTTAAAGCAAAAAAAGCACCTGCTAAAAAAGTAAAAAAAGAAACTTTTTTTTTCGCTAAAGATGATTTTAGTTTTATAATAGAGCAAATACAGAATAAAGGTATTGATCTTTGTAAAGACGATTATAAGACTTTTTGCGAAATTGGTTTTTCTATTGGTTCGCATTTTGGAGACAGCGGACTTAATTATTTTAAAACAATTTGCCAAAACGGAACAAAATACGATCCAATTAGAATTGAAAGTCAATATAATAAATTTTGCAAAACAGGTGGTGTTTCAATATCTACTTTTTACTACCATGCAAAAGAGGCTGGCTGTGAATTATATTCAGAAATATCTAAACAAATTATAAAGCGTGTTGCAGTTGGGAAAGCTAACGATCAAATAATGACGCCTAAAGGAGTTATCGATACTTTGGCAATACTAGGAGTACACACAACAGATGAAGAGTTTATAAAAGAATTAATAGATAGCAAAGAAAATTTTGTTAAACGTATTGAGAATGAGAAAAACGAAACTGTAATGCTTGATGTTTTTATAAAAGAAAACTATACTATTTTAAAAAATGAATTTAACCAAATTTATGAGTTTGAAGGTAATCCCGTAAACGATGAAATTATTAATAGCATTGTTATTCATGCTAAAAAATACTTTGAGTTTAAAGTAACGGCTACCGATGTATCACAACTTATTTTTAATTCTAAGTCTAAATCTTTTGATCCTATTTTTAATTATTTTAAAAACAACGATAGCGAACCAATGGGAGATGAAATAGATAGATATGCGGACTTAATTTTGCCTTATAATGAATTTAACCGTTGGGTATTAAAAAAGTGGCTTGTGGGAGCGATACACAATTGGACTAGCTCATACGATCACGAAGAAGTTTCGCCTTTAGTTTTAGTCTTATGCGGAAAACAAGCAAGCGGTAAGACTTCTTTTTTTAGAAATATGCTACCTAAAGAATTAAGACGATATTTTATTGACGAAGCTATGGAGGAAGGTGGCAAAGACGTACTAAAAAGAATGGCAACTTCTATGATTATGTTAAATGATGAATTTGGAGGAATGGCTCACAAGGACGTTAAAAATTTTAAAAAGATTACCGAAAAAAACAAAATAACGGTAAGACTACCTTATGGACGTTTAGACGTTGATTTAAAGCGTAGAACAATGTTATGTGGAACTACTAACGACAATTCGGTTTTAAAGGATGAAACAGGTAACAGGCGGATCCTACCCATAGAGTTTGAAAGTGTAAAGTATGAGGAAGCAAAAGCATTTGATAAAGATAAATTATTAAAGTGTGCGGAAAATTTATACAAGTCTGGTTTTCAATTTAGGATATTTTGTAAAGAAGAAATAGAATATTTAAATAAAAACACATTACAAAATGTAGAAATTGAAGCGTCTGAGGATTTATTTTTTACTAAATTTTCATTACAAAGAACAGACGAGCACCAAGATGAAACTATTTTAAATCAAGGTGAAATTTGCAATTACATGAATACTTATTTTTCTTATAAGATCACAAAGTATGATATAAAGAGAATTTGTCTGAAACATAAATTAGAATTAAAAAGTCATAGAATTAGCGGAAAAGTTAAAACTGGCTATTTATTGTACAAGGAATTAATAGAAAAAATAGAGCAAAATCAACATTTTATGTAATATTGTAACTTTTTGTAAT